TCAGGCCAGCTTCTTGATCGCTTCGGCCAGATGGCCCGGAGCGAGGTGAGCATACCGCCTCGTCATCGCCAGCGAACTGTGCCCCAGCACCTCCGAAACCGTGTGCAGCGACACCCCTGCCTGCACCAGCCAGGATGCGCAGGTGTGGCGCAGATCATGCCAGCGCACGTCCTGCAGCCCGCATGCCTCCCGCGCCGCCGCCCACGACGACCTGACCTGATCCTCTGAGATCTGCAGGGGGAGCCGGTGAGCGATCCCCAGCACCTTCGGGTGCAGTGGCACAAGCTGCAGCGAGCTCGTCTTGCTCGTCCGGTCCAGCCGGATGAAGCCCTCCTTGACATCGTGATGGGTCAGCCGCAGCAGGTGCCCACGGCGAATGCCCGTGTAGGCCGCCAGGCGCACGTAGTCGCCCGCCAGCGGATTCGGGCAAGCCCTCGCCAGTGCCTCAACCTGTTCGGTCGTCAGGAACGTTTCGCGCGGCTTCTCAGGCAGCAGGCCAATCGCCGCCGGCCGCTCCAGCCACCCCCACTCCCGCCACGCCATCCGGGTGATTTGCCGCAGGATTCGGCCCTTGTGGTTCACGGTGGCCGGCGCGAGGTGGATTTCCTGTGCCTTGATCTCGGCCCACACCTTCGACACCTCCGACAGCTTGCGCCCGTTCGTGTAGGGCATCAGCGCCCTGACATGGGCGCGCGTCTTGTTCGCCGACCGCAACCGCGGCACATGCTCGATCAACCACTTCTCCAGGGCATCGCCGATCAGTCTTTCCGGCTCGCGACCAGCCGCAACGTCTTTGACGGAGGCGAGCCACTTGCGCTCGAACGCCTTGGCGTCTGCGAACGACCAGAGCCGAGAAGTCTTGCGATACGTTCGTCCGCCGTATCCGATGGTGACCTGATAGTGGCCGTTGGGGCGCTTGGTGACTGGCATGTCCTGACCTTGCATTTTGCCAACCATGCGTTCAGGTCAGCGGGGTGAATCCGATCCGATTTCGGGCCCTGTCCGAGACGGCAGGCTGCGAGCTGGCCGGCGTCTATCGCCCGGCGGAGTGTCTTTGTGGAGCACTCGCAACGGTCAGCCGCCTGGGCAAGGGTCATCAGTTTCTCAGCCGCTCCCATGGCAGCCTCCTTTAGGTTTGATCATGCGAACAGCTCCGGTTGGATGGGGAGGGCGGTCATGCTGCGCTCCTCCGAAGGTTGAGGATCTGGCCCCACTGGTCGGCCATTGCTGCGGCGATTCCGTGGAAGGTCTTGCTTCGCTCTTTCCAGCGATCTGGCCCAGGTGCCATGCGGTGGATGCGTTGCTCGCGGCCGTCGACGATGTTCGTGGGGCGGAGCAGTGGCAGGCCCTTCAGCCACAGGCAGGTTGCCTTCGTCTCGCCATGCCCGAACTGCCATGGCTGGATGGTCTGATCCGGTCGGCGCCACATGGACGACATGATGCAGACCGGGTTCTCGATGGCGATCATCGGGATATCGGCCTTGGCCAGCATCATGAAGAACGACACTGCAGACTGCTGCCGACCGTCCATGCGCTTGGCCTCGAAGTGCCGAGCGCCGCTGACTGACAGGTGCGTGCAGGGCGGGTGCGCGATCATCAGGTCCCACGGATAGTCCAAGACATCACGCACGTCGCCCTCGTAGTGCGGCCCCGGGACGTCGGTAGGGAGCAGGTCGCAGCTCATGGCTTCATGCCCCCCCCCGATGAACTGGTCACGGACCGCGCCGCTGTACTCGCAAGCAACGAGGACTCGCATCACACGTCCTCCCGCAGCCTGGTGCGCAGGTCACGCGGCGGCTTGACGGTGGCCAGGGTGACGGGCTCGGCGCTGGTCACAGCCGGGCGGAACCGCGACGGGCTCCAGTCGCAGGACTCATCGGCGGGGATATGGCCGAACATCGCTGTGCAGCGGCGGCAATGCACGCAGTCGCCGCAGGTCTTTCCCTCGGGCAGGTCCATGTCGTCGCCGGTGCGGCCGTAGGGGTTGCGATCAGCCATTGGTCGGCTCCCTTGCCTGGTCGAGTTCGCTGGCGCCCATGCGCAGCAGCTTGTGGGCGATGGCGTAGGTTTCCGGGTGCAGGTCGTCTGCGTGCTCAGTCGCCTCGAAGAACATCACGGCGAATGCAGCGATCACGCGCGCGTCCGGGGAGGAATCGGCGCTGTTGAGGATGCGCATGGACTTCTCGCGGTTGAGTTCGATCTCAGGCATTCGCCACCCCCGGCGCTGCATCGCGCTTGCCGTCGATCAGCTTCTGCACGTCCTGCTGCAATTCGACGATGGGATCTATCCATTCGTCCGGAACCTGACTGCTCATCGCGTGCAGCTCGTTGCGGATGCGCTCCAACTGCCCCAGGTCGATGCCCTGCGCGGGCGGGGCGGCGTACTCGGTTGCGAGTTGCAGCAGCAGGCTGTTCGCTTGGGGGAACTCATCTTCGTCCAGCACGCGGCCGAGATACTCTCCAAGTTCGCGCAGCGCATCAGGGCTGCGGGCAATCTCTGCCTGCACGAACTGCTCGAATCGGTCCTCTGCAGACTGGTCGTATTTGCCAGCTTGGGGCTGGCGGGCACAACTGCACGTGGTTCCCGTGAGCCCATCGGGCTGGATTACTTCGGCGCACGTGCCGCACACCGGCTGGCGGGCGGCGAGAGCAGCGTGTGCATAGCTCTGCATCTGTGCGGCGGAATAATGGCCCTGCACTCGCTTGTCGTACCCATCGACCGGCGGCAGCGGCGGCAATGACACCCCCTGCACCTCGCCAACCTGCTGCGGTCGCGGACTGTTCAGCCCTTCCATCAGCCCACGGGCATGGGCCTCACGGACCAATTCATCACGCCAAGCCGGATTCTCGCCAACCTGCTGCTTGCCATTTGCGGCGAGGGCGGCTTGCCAGACGTTCCAGGTGTAGTTGGTGTCCGAAGCGGAATAGCCTTGGCCGTCTCGGGTCAGGTCGAGGTTTCGATACGACACCTCAAACTGCTCCCGAGCATCCCCCTGCACCTCGCCAACCTGCTCGCTCTGGTATCCGAACTCATTCATCAGCGCGCCCAGCTTCTGATCGATGCAGGTCAGACACACATACCCGCCCATAGCGTCGATGCGAAGCGGGGTGTGTTTGTGCTTGCCGCAACCGGCACAGGTTGTCGCTTGCTTACTTGCATAGGCGTAACCACGCAGGCGCCAGTCATCATCGACCGACTCGACCTCGCCAACCTGCTGCTTGCCAGTTGCGGCGAGGGCGGCGGCAAGCGCCTCCATCCGGGCCAGCCCTCCGAACTGCAAGCCCTCAGCACCAGCTGCGTAGGCATCGGCAAGGGCCTGAACGATGACCTCCCCCTGCTGCTCGGCCAGCTCTGCGGGCTGCGGGTCCGGTGCCGCGTTGTTCTTTTCGTTGTTCATGCGATTTGCTCCTTGGCGGTGCGCCACTGGATGGAGAGGGTTTGGCGTTCGGCGCGATAGCTGAAGCGCCGCGGCGTGGCAGCGCAGGTCAGCCATGGGAAGCGCTGGTGCAGCGAGGCCAAAAGGTGGTGGCTGTTCGCGTGCCGCAGGTGGCCCTGGTAGCTGGCAAGCCGCGCGAGAAGGTCACGGAATGCCGACGGGCGCCCGCGCAGCTTGTTGCCGTCGACGTGCGCACCTTCCCACTCGGCGAGCGCCTGGCGTACGTGGCCGACGACCCGCTGACGGGCGAGGGTGTGCGTGGGATAGATCACGTAACCGAGGAAGTCGAGGCCATCGGTAAGCCGCCGCAGGTTCTGCTCGGCCTTGAGGCGCAGGCCCAGCCGGTCGGCCAGGAAGGCCTCGATCTGATCGCGCCAAGCCGCCAGCTGCTCGCGGTCGTGGTGGAACAGCACGAAGTCATCGACGTAGCGCAGGTAGCGCGAGGCCTTGAGCTGGTGCTTCACGAACTGGTCGAGGGCGTCCAGGTAGACGTTGGCGAAAAACTGGCTGGACAGGTTGCCGATCGGCAGCCCTCGCCCGGCCGGGGCATTGACCAGCCGCTTGTGTGGAGGCACCTGCGCCAGCTCGGCCTCGGTGGCGCGGTACTGGACGCCGGCATGCAGAGGCGACCGGCGAAGCAGGGCGTGCGTGGCCTTTTGCGCCGTATCGGACAGGCCGCGGCGCTGCATGCGCTTGCGGAGCATCCCCCACAGCGTCGGCCGGTGAATGCTGTTGAAGAAGTTGGCAACGTCCAGCTGCAGGTAGTAGCCGCCACCGTGGCCCGAATGCACCTGCCGGCTGAATTCCTGAGCCCGGCGGACGGCGGCGTGGCTGCCGAGGCCTTTCCGGTTGGCGTAGCTGTCATGGATGAAGGTCGGCTCCCACAGTGCCTCCAGCTGCGGGACCAGCCAGTGGTGCACTACGCGGTCGGCGAAGTCCGGCGCGTGGATCTCGCGCGCCTTGGGCCGGGTGGCGATGAAGCAGGTGGACGGGCGCGGCGACCAGGTGCCGCCGATCAGCTCACGTTCGAGCCGCAGCAGCCCATCGGTCCAGCGCACGTCGAAACGGAGCTGGTTGAAGCTGGGCACCTTCTGGCGGCGCGCGCGCCGCCATGCCCGGTACAAATCCTGCAGCGAGACTTCCCCCTGAAACTCACCGGCACGACGCACGGCCAACGCGAACCCGTTGTTGTTGCGGTGGTTGTTGTTGACGTTGCCGTTGTTGAAATTGACGTTCCACGCGGACGCCGAAGACCAGGCGGCCGCCTCCCCATGTACTTTCGACCCGTCAGCGCATCCGTGCTGGTAGCGAAGCTTCGTCATGAATTGGCCCCCTCAGAGGCGACACGGGTACTCAGTTTCTTGCCACGCTGCGCGACGCTAGAGGCTGGCGCATTCTGGGCTTGGGGGTTTGCCAGCCGGCGGCGCCAACCGCCGGCCTGTGCGCCCAGCTCTTCAGCCAGGCGGATCAGCATCTCGAACTGCCGGAAGCTGCGGAACGCCTGGAACAGCTTGGCGGCCTGCAGGTGCTGCTTGAGGTCATCGATGTCCCACACCAGCTGCCCGACCCACTTCGGCTGGTTGGCGCGGTCACGCCACGCACGGTTCGCCGTGCTGTTCACCGACATCATCTGGCGGCGCAGGTCCGACCCGATCATGTAGCGGTGGTAGCGCGGGAACTGCCGGACGGCTTGCTCAATTTCGAGCAGGAGCCGTTCGCACGCTTTGAGGATGGGCGGGAGCTGGAAGCGGGAAGTCATCGATAGGCCTCAGCAGAAAATCAAATCACTGACCGGCACGACGCACGGCCAACGCGAACCCGTCGTAGTAGCGGGGGCTGTTGCTGACGTAGCCGTCGTGGAAAAAGACGCACCACGTGGACGCCGAAGACCAGGCGGCCGGGGTCTTCGTCCAGTACCAGTCGTTCTGGATGTCCTGGAAGAAGTCGGTGTTGATGGCCGGGCTGTAGCGGCTGCGGTCGATGAGCAGCTGCAGCTCTTCGATGCTCGGCAGGTCCCAATCGCTGTGGCCGGCCAGGGTCAGGGCCTTGCACGCCGCCTCGCACTTCTCGTGCGGCACGTCAGTGGCCACTACGCTGGTGGCGCTGAAGGTGAGGCCGTGGTCGGGCAGGAAGACGGCGACATGGTCGGTGGTATCGTCGGGCAGCTGCGCGCCATCGGCGCCGATCTTGATGAACTTCGGGTTGCTCATGTGGTGCTCCTGGTGGTTACGGGGTGGTGATCAGGTACTTCGGGTCGATCTGCCAGCCAGCCTCACGGGCAGCCAGCAGCCTCAATTCGTTGGCGTCGAAGTCGTCCAGGCCCAGGTGGGCGATGGATGCCTCGACGTGCTGCGGGGGCAGCGGCCGGTCCACGTTGAACAGCGCATAGACCGTGTGCTTCGAGACGCCCCACGCTGCGGCCAAGTGCTGCATCTGCTGGCCCTCTTCGCGCAGGTGCCGGCGGAGGTGGTCGCGGACGGTGCGCACGTCGCGCGGGTAGTGAATCGGCCGGCCGATCGGTGACTTCGGACAGACGAAGGGATGCCGGTTGCTCATGCGGCTGCCCTGATCCCGGCCTGACGCTCCAGGCGCTCGGCCTCGGCCGTCAGGAACTCGTAGCGCTCGCGGGCGGTGAAATAGCCCTGATCGCCAGCGCCCAAAGCGTGTTGCGCCGCCTCGCGGTGCTTGGCCGCCAATCGGGCCGGGTCATGGTCGAAGATGTCGAGCTGGCCTTTCATGCTGGACTCCTGTGTGTGGGTGCCGGCGTTGGGGAACCCGGCCGGCGCGGGTGTCGCTGCCCGTGGGGAGCGGGCAGCAGGGGAGGGGTTAGGCTGCGAGGGCGTGACCAGGGAGTACGCCGACCTTCACCAGCAGCTCGTCGGCGGACCCGGGCATCTCCTCGGGCGTGGCCGGCACGGTGAACTCGGAACTGGACAACAGATCAATGGCGGCAGCCACGGAGAAAGGCTTGTCGGTTTCCAGCTGGACGCGCTCGCCGTACTGGCCGCCGACCGCTGCAGCCAGGTCGTCCCACGATTCCAGCTTCACGCCGTGGCAGCAGAGCGCAATGCGCAGGAGGTCGCCTCGGCCAAGCTTGTAGCCGCGCTCGCGGTACTTGATCGTGCGGAGCAGCGAGCCGAAGGGATATCGGGTGCCGCTGTGGAAGCTCAGGTGCCGCTGGGCGTTGTGCTTGAAGAAGTCGCGGTGGAACACGAAGGATTCCGCGTCCACGTCGTAGGCAGCCATGCAAGCCGTGAAGTCGAAGGCGTCGAAGATCTCGTTCGCATCCTCGAAGAAGTCGAACAGCATCAGTTGCACGATATCGTCGCCCTGCGCGAAGGTGACGGCGCGATCAGATGCGGCTACGCACCACAGCCCGCTGTCGTACGCACTGCGCACCGCGTCGATGAACGCCTCCTTCGTCTTGAAGTAGATATCCACGTCGTTGATCGGCTGGCCGGTGAACACGCTGGTCAGCGCGCCCCCAGCGATGAAGGAGTTGCGCGGAGTGAAGTTGACGGCGGCAGTCAGCAGCTTCTTCAGTTCGGGAGCATGGGCAGTCATTGGGATTCCTTGAGGTGGATCAGGCTGCGAGCGGCTGCTGCAGCCGGCGGTGGAAGGTGTCGACCAGGTCGGCGAAGGCGCGCAGGTCTTGCTCCATGGCGGCGATGAACGTGTCATCACGCTGGAACACGCGCCACCAGAGGTGCCGGCCGCAGTGGACAAGGGCAGGGCAGTAGAGGCCGACATGCCATTCGTCTCGCTCGGCCAGCCACATGCAGCCCTGCACCTGCTCGAAGATGTCGCTGGCGTCGTTGTCGATGTGGAACGCGCGCAGCCTGGACGGGTCGATGAAGCACTTGTATTCGGCCCCACTCGTGTCGCCGATCAGGCCGTCTGCGGATGCTCCGAACACCCCGTCATTGCTGACGATGAAGCCGGCGCGCTTGACGATCAGGCCGGACTGGACCTCGTGCTCGGCCCGGGCCATCGGCTCCAGTTCATGGCCGCGGCGCATGGCGTAGGTCTCGAAGCCCTCATCCAGCGGTTCGCCGTTGATACGCTCGATCGCCAAGCGGAAGGCGTAGTTCTTCGATTCCTCGGAGAAGTCGCCAACCGGCAGCCCGGCCAGCGCTTTCGCGACCGTTTCCGACTTCGGGGCAGCCTTGTAGCCGGCCTTCGCCTGCGCTTCCTTGTCGCCCAGTCCGGACAGCACTGCATCGACGTAGGTCTGCTGCTGGTCGGTCAGGCCGCCCACTTTCTTTCGGGCGACGCCGAACATGCTGGCGGTGATGACGCCCGCACGCGCGCGGTGCCATTCGGGGCTGCCTTGTTCGCAGGAGATGACGCGCATTACTCCACCTCCACGGCGTCAGCTTTCTCGGCCTGGGCTTTCAACCCCTCGTGCGCCGTTTGGCCGACCATCGTCCGTTCGTCCTTGGACAGCGCCAGCCACGCGGCGGCGTAAGCTTCCAGGCCGGTCGTGGCGATGTCCTGCAACCTGGCGTACAGCGCATCGCGCTCCGGGCTATCGGCCGGCGGCGGCAGCGCGCCGCGCGGAACCGGCTGACCAACCAGCGTCTCCAGCCCTTCGCCGGATTCGGTGTTGAGGTGGTGGATGGCAGTGGCCAGACGCTCGGTCTTCGGCCAGTACTTGTACTCGCGCTTGACCACCGTCTTCTTCGCCATCTCGCCCCAGTCGGTCAGCCACGGGCATGACTTCTTCTTCGATACCCATGCCTTCCAAGCGGCTGAGCGATCGCGAACGGCGTTGATCTCGTCTACCGACATTGCCCCGGTCAGGTAGTCGCCGTCGGCGGTTTTCACCACCACGTAGACGCCCACGACCTCGCCCCGGTCCTTCGCGAATGGGTTTCGCAGGTGGGTAGGCTGCTGATCGACGCCGTTGAGGCCGAAGGTGTCGGTCTCATAGACCAACTCGGCCTGGCCCCAGCGGATCGACCCGGAGTCGATGGCGAGGTCCATCAGGCCCATGTAGCTGATGTCGAGGCAAATCTTCCCGTCGCGCGGCACCAGGTAGGCCTGCTTCTTCGCCGGGTTCAGGCTGATCCCGATGGCGGCGATGTTCACGACAGCGGCAGTGACCGAGGCGCGGTTCTGCAGCGCGATCTTCATCGCGAAATCGTTGTTGTAGAGGGCCTGTAGGGCGAACTCGCACTCGCGGTCGAAGTTGATGGACCGATCGGTCAGCACCGACGCGAAGACGTCCTTCGTGCCGTACACCGAATCTTCGATGGTCACAAGCTGGGTGCTCATTGCGCGTCTTCCTTGGGAAGATTGATGCGGACCAGTGGCGCTGCGCGGCGCATGGCGCGGCGGTGAGCCAGATGGCGGGTGAAGGCCGGCCACGCTTGGCGGACCTCAGCCCAGCAGCGGTAGGCGAAGAACATGGCCCCGACACCGCCGATCAGAACGAAGCTGTCGGCATTGGTGATCAGGGCGCGAATCACCACGGCGGCGCAGAACGACGCAACCAGGGCGCAGAGGAAAGCAGCGGTCAGATGGCGCATCGCGGCCTTCCGAGGTATGCGCATGCACGGGTATAGCTGCAGCACTGATTGCTCTGCTGTAAGCAGTCGCAACCCGAATGGCTGAACTGACGAACCAGGCCGTCGATGAGATCATTGGCAATATCCAGATGCTCGGTCGGCACCGTGCCGAACTGGCTAGGCTGGTTCTCGGGGTCGTGCAGCGCCTGCATGAGGACGGAGCTATCGCTGGTGTCGATCGTCGTGTGCCTACTGGTCATGTTCTTCTCCAAGAGCGCAGGGTCCGAAGTTCGCTTCGTCGGCGTCTACCGGGTCGATGGGCGGGTACATTTCGCGGAACTCGGGCTGCGTGATCCTTCGCATCGGCATGGCGCAGAGTTCGGGTGCCAGCGGCTCAGGCCTCGGGATGTCGGGGAAGAGGCGAGCCAGTTCCGTTGCGGGGGTCATTGCCAAATCCCCATGGCTACCGCGGCGATCAAAAGCAGCCCCATGACGCAGGCACTGCAGCCGAGGATGGCGGCGAGCTCTTTGGCGGCTTCGATCGCGGCGATCATGCAGCCCCCAGCGGCTGGTCACGGAACTGGCGGCGCAGCTTCTGTGCCGCAGCCACAACGGCCAGACCTCGATCACCCTGGCGCTGTGCGGCGATCAACTGCCGGAACAGCGGAGCCGGATTCAGGCCAGTAGCCCGCACGTTGTCGCGGACCGTCTGGAACTCGCGAATGTCGTAGATCACTGCGTTCATGGCTGGGCTCCTTTGACGCGGTCAAGTTCTGCCGATAGAGAGTTGAACGTCTTAGCAAGAATCTTTCGCTGCTCCGGGTCTGTGACTAGATTCGTGTACCGATGCGCTAGGCGGCCGTCGTCCAGCAATACGATTCGTGCCTTGTCCACTCCAGTGACAAAGAAGGTGCGTGGGTGCTTGCGCCACTGCTGGAGTAATCCAGACTCAATTTCACGTTTGACAGCGCCAGGAAGGTCGGCGGCCGCTGAGCTGACACGATCAAGTGCAGCTTGTTCGCGCTCTATTGCCGCTCTCGTCTTCTCGATGCCTTCTGACAACTTGCGGATCGAATCGCTCTGACGCTCCCAGCGATCAAGCGTCTTTCGGCCATTCCTTTTGTCGTTCAGCGGCTGACCGTTTGCCGATTTCACCGAATCAAAATGATCAGCAATCCGGGCCTCTATCAATTCAGTCTTGCGAGTCAAGGAGCGCCTTAGAACTTCGAGGCGATTGCTTTTGCTTTGAACTGCCGAGGATTCCTCGGTAGTTGAATCCGGCACATCAACCGGCCCGCTCACGCCGCGCTCCTCTGCTCGAACTTCTCCACGTCGGCGGCGATCTCCATCCGGTTCCGCTGTTCGGTCGCGGCGTCCTCGGCGTATTCGCGCAGGATCGGGGCGATCTGCTGTTTGATCTGCCACTGAAGCTGCCAAAAAGCCGTTCGGCTCTCGGAAGGGCTGAGGAAGAACGCCGTCAGATTCGTAACCAGCGACCCCTCATCAGCAAGGAAGAAGTCGGCCATCGCCTCCTCAACCTTCTTCACGTCGGCCGCGTACTCAACCTCCAGCTCTGCAGTCCGCTCGGCGATCCACTCGGCGCGCTCGGTGTCGGCGCGGTCGGCCTCGCTGTCGTGGCGGGAGATGTTCCAGTCGGCCATGGCTCAGGCCTCCTCGTCGCGCAGATGCCGCGCCGGGTCGTACTGGGCGTAGAACTCCGTGTCACGGTCCGGCTGGCCTTTCATCAGCGACCACAGCTTCCAGCCGCGATACACGCAAACCAGCACCAGGAGGGCAATCACTGCGGCGAAAAGGTAGATGGCTTCCATTTCGTTCCCCTTGATCAAAAAGGCCAATTACTGACCGGCACGACGCACGGCCAACGCGAACCCGTAGCCGTAGCGGTGGGCGTAGCTGACGGCGCCGCTGTTGAAACTGACGCACCACGCGGACGCCGAAGACCAGGCGCACAGGTCGGAGGTCCAGAACCAGCCGCGCTTCGGGAAGTCAGGGAAGGCGGCGGTATCGATCGCCGGCTCGTGGCGGGTGATGTCCACTAGGGTGAGCAGCTCGGCGCGGGTCGGCAGGCGCCAATCCTTGTGGCCGGCGAAGTCCAGCGCGGCGCAGACGTCGATGGCCTTCTGGTGTTCGAACTCGCCAGCCAGCGGCTTGGCGATCCACTCGAGGCCGGTGGTCGAATCGATGACGGTCAGCACGCCGCCGTGGGTCTGGGTGAAGCGCTGCTGCGACTGCTGGCTCACTTCGTTCTCCATGCCCCGCCTCGTTGTGAGGGTGTCTTGGGGCGATGGAGTGATTAAACACCGCGTTTAATCGGAAGTCAACACCATGTTTAATAAATTTGTGTAAATTTTTCGCGCCCAAAGAAAAACCCCGCCGGAGCGGGGTTTTGATGATTTGTCTAAAAATCGGCTACTGAGGCGTTCGGAGCCTCAATGTGTCGAAGTCGGCCTTGAGAGCAACGTGCCCTAGCTCGTCTGGCTTGATGCCTGGCAGCGAGGCCGTGACGATCGTCCATGCACCTGCCGGCAAGTCTCCTGCATCACGTGCTGTTATGGTCTTGCCGGCCTTGTTCCACGCATCCACAGAAGCTGGATCAGTTGGCACCCGCTTGTTGTAGGTGACACCAAGCTCGATTCCTGAATACGTGGCAGAAGACAGGTTGCCAATCCTGAGCCGGATGCGAGTCCCGTCCCCCTGAGCTACAGCATCCACGAATGATGCAACGACGGGCGACACATTTGTCTCTAGGTACTGATAGCCGCCCCCAGCAGGATCCAAGAATACGGTCCGCGCGGATCCTGCAGACTCCAGCCCCTCAACCCGCATCAGCAGGGCGTTGTGAAGATTGTCCTGTAGCTCCTGAGAGCTTTTCAGGTACGCCAGGTCGCCCCGCATCTGCGCTAGCTCTGCCGCCGTCAGGGAGGGCCCAGAATTCTGGCAGCCCTGTGTTGCAAGGGCGCAGGCCGCGATTACAAGCATCCTTTTCATCGTCTAGGCATTCCTTGTCAATTGAATCGCTCGATGCGATTGCGCAGGTACACCTTGCCGCCGATCACAGTGCCCTCCGGCACCGGGAAGGGGTCTCCATAGCTTTTGTTCTCGCTTGCCACATAGACCAAGCCGCGATCCAAGAGACGTTTGATCTGCTGGCCGTTGCCCATGTTGATCAGGTACAGCCCATCTCCATCGAAGAAGGTGACAGCGGTGTCCACCACCACCGTGTCGCCAGGCTGGATGACCGGCTGCATGGAGTCGCCGGTGCCAGTGATTAGCCGCAGGCGCCCAGGAGCGGGGACGAACCCGATAATGCTGCGGATGTACCCCGGCTCAAAATCGATAGCCCGAATCACCTCCGGGTAATCGGCATTCTCTACTGCGCCTCCCATGCCTGCCTCCGCATCCAGTTGCTGGACGCGAACATAGTCATCTGCAGTCGCAGTGGCCGCGACGCGGCCGGGCGCACCAACTACGAACATAGGCGCTTCCGCCGAAAGCACCCAAGTTGAGCTGATGCCAAGCTCCTGTTGCGCCTTGTTGGCGCCTGCCGCCGACACGCCGGTTGCCCGGCTCTCCCAGTTCTTCACGGTCTGAGGCGACTGGCGTAGCGCCCTGGCCAGCGCAGACTGGCCGCGCAAGGGTGGATCGAGCTGAGCGGCGGCTGCGTATAGCCGCTTCATAGATGGGTGCATTGGTGCCATGCCGCATTGTCCAGCGACTAAACGCGGCGTTGTTACACGTGGTGTTGACTCTTGATTAAACATGACGTTTAATCCACTTATGAACGAGCCGACTACCCCGATGCACAAGGATTCCGAGCTGATCGACAAGCTCGGTGGCCCGGCCGAAGTGGCCCGCAAGCTCGGATACGAGATGCCGAAGGGTATCCAGAGGGTCCAGAACTGGAAGTACAGGGGAATCCCGCCCTACACGCGCGTCACGCGCACCGACATCTTCGGCCCGACGCCAAAGAAGCGGTCTAGCGCCAGCAAGGCCGCCTGACATGGCCGCTTCGTCCCTGATCTGAATCTCTTCCATCGGCTCAATCCTTCGGGGTTGGGCCTTTATTCCGCCCGAAAGGGTTTGGCAACGATAGGCAACACATGGCAACCACTGGAAACCAAACGGAATTGCGGCTGGCCTGGGGCGTGCACAACGCACCCAAGGACGCCCCTGCACAGGTCGTGCGTCAGATCGAAACCGAGGCGCAGGCACTGGCCGTGTCGATCCGCGCCGGCCACCACAAGCTGGAATACGTGGCTGCCTGCATCGGCAAGTCCAAGTCCTATGTCTCCCGGATGCAGAACGGCGTCCGACCCATCCCCGAGAAGCTGATCGGGCCGCTCTGCGCGGCGACCGGCTCCAACCTCCTGCGCCAGTTCATTGCCCTGCAGTCGGCCCTGGAGGGGCTGTGCGAGGTCGATCGTCTGGCTGACTTGATGAGGCAGCATGAATCGCAACGAGACACTCAACCGGCTGCAGCAGTGCGTTCTGTTGGCCGAGCAGTCCCCGCCGCTCAGCGAGTCGGAGCGGGCCGAGCATCTCTCCCGATGCGCGCGCGAGCAGGCCAGGGCGGAAGCCCGGCGCCATATCTCGCCGCAGCTTGACCTGAGAGAGGTTGCCTGACATGGCCAATCAATGGTTCCGCATGTACGCCGAGTTCGCATCGGACCCCAAGGTCCAGATGTTGAGCGAGGCCATGCAGCGCCGTCTGGTGATGCTGTTCTGCATGCGTTGCAGTGACGTCACAGTGACGTTGAGTGACGATGAGATCGCGTTTCAGATGCGCATCAGCGGCGAGGAATTGGCCGAGACGAAGGCGCTTTTCATCCGCAAGGGCTTCATCGATTCGACCTGGCAGATCACCAACTGGGAGAAGCGCCAGTTCGCCTCGGATACTAGTGCCGCAAGGACTCGCGCCTACCGTGACAGGAAGCGCGACAAGGTTGTGACGTCACAACCGTCACAGGGTGACGCCCTAGAACAGAACAGAACAGATACAGAACAGAACAGAGAAGAGCAGGGTGCACCGGCTTCGGATGCCGAAACGGGAAATCCCGCTTCCGCCGCTCCGGTGACCTCGCGGTCGCCGACCGGCTCCCGCCTGCCCGCTGACTGGTCACCGGATGAAGTCCTGCGATCGTGGACGGCGAAGAACTGCCCAGGCCTGAACATCCCGAACGAGGTCGAGAAATTCCGGGACTTCTGGACGGCCAAGGCCGGCAAGGACGGGCGCAAGGCTGACTGGCCCGCGACTTGGCGGAACTGGGTCCGCCGGGCGAGCGAAGGTTTCCGTACCGGGCCGCTGGCCGTGGGTATGGAATCCGCCGCTGGCGGCGGGAGGAAGCCCCTGTGAGCAACGTCACCCCGGCATTCGCCGAAGAGGCCGTGATCGGCGGCCTGCTGCTCGACAACATGCGGTTCCACGACGTCGCGCCGTTGATCACCAGCGACCACTTCACCTCGCCGCAGCGCGCCCGAGTGTTCGGCCTGATCCGTGATCGGGTGCTGGCGGGCGAGCCTGCCGACTCCGTGACCATCGGCGAGGCTTCGCCGGACGACTTCGAGTTCGCGATCCACCTGGCCAGCAACGTTCCTGGCTCGTCGGCAGTGGTCACATACGCCGAACTGGTCCGCGAGAACTGGCGCCGCCGAGAGGCCGTGCAGGTTGGACTGGAGCTGGTATCTGCCGCGCGCGCCGGCGAGCCTGATGCGGTGGACGTCGCCGCCGGCCGTCTCCTGGCGCTCAACGCAGTGGTGACGGCATGCGAGTACACCGGCAAGCAGGCCATGCAGCAGGCGTGGCGCGAGGTGGATCGCAACTACGCCAACGGCGGCAAGCTGCCGGGCATCACCACGGGCCTGTCTGGCTTGGACGAGATCCTCGGCGGTTGGCACGACAGCGACCTGACGATCATCGGTGGCCGCCCGGCGATGGGCAAGACGGCGTTCCTGGGCGGCTTGATCGAGGCTGCCGCAGGGGCCGGCAAGCGCCCCGGCGTCATCAGCGCCGAGCAGCCGGCCGTCCAGCTCGCCCTGCGCCGCTTGTCGCTGGTGTCGTCGGTGGCGGCCACGCGGCTGCGCAACGGTCAGCTCGAGGATGAGGATTGGACCCGGCTACAGGCCGGCATGACCGACGCAGTCGCTCGCGACATGTGGATTTACGACCGATCTGCGGTGACCTTGGACGAGCTGGTCGGCATCGCCCGGAAGTGGAAGCACACCCACGACATCGGCTGCCTCTTCATCGACTACGCCCAGCGCATCAGCGTGCCGCGCGCCGATCGAATCTCCGAGGTGTCGCAGGTCGCGCGCGGCATGAAGAACCTCGCGCGCGACCTGCAAATCCCGGTGATCGCCCTGGCGCAGGTGGTGAAAACCGTCGACCAGCGCGTCGGCGACAAGCGACCCAACGCCGGTGACCTCGCCAACAGCGACGAGCTGACCCGAGAGGCCGATCAAATCCTGATGCTCTACCGCGACGAGGTCTACAACCGCGAGTCGCCGGACAAGGGCATGGCCGAAGTGCTGATCGAGAAGAACCGGCACGGCCCGACTGGATTCAAGAAGGTGCGCTTCATCGACGAAACGATGCGTTTCTGTGACGTCGGAGGTGACAGGTGGTGACGTCACAGCAACGGCGCAACGCACACCAAGCCGGCCGGTGGATGCGCGAAGCAGCGAAGGGCCGCGAGTCGGTGCCGATGTACGAAATGGGTCCAGACGGTCACGAGCTGCGCAAGGCATGGCAGGCCGGATGGGACGAGCGAGACAGCGAGATCAAGAGGGAGAGGGCGGCATGACGGCACTTCGAAAGACCGCGGCGCCCGAGCGATTTGCCCTGCGAGTCGACAAGGGCTGCTTCCGGGTAGCCGACACCACCACCGCCGCCCGGCTGCGCCAGCGATCCTACAGCGTGGGCGACCTGGTCTTCGCCGAGTTCAAGAAGCCGCGCAACCCGAAGTTCCACCGCCTGGCCCACCAGCTGGGCACGCTGTGCGCCGAGAACCTGGATGCCTTCACCGGCATGGACCCGCACAAGGTGCTCAAGCGCCTGCAGGTCGAGTCGGGCGTCGGCTGTGAGGAGATCGCGTGCCTGCTGCCCAGCGGCGGCGGCTCCTACGTGGCCCGCATCCCGCAGTCCCTGTCCTTCGAGTCGATGGACGAGGGGCAGTTTCGCGAGGTCATGCGCGGGCTGTGCCGGCATCTGGCCGCGACGTACTGGCCGAAGTGCACCGCCGAGCAGATCGAGTCGATGGCCGGCTGCATGGTGCAGGAGGCGGCTTAATGCACAGCAACTACCGCGACCGCAACCTGCTGGACCTCGCGTACCAGCTCGAATGCACCTTCCAGATCGACGGCATCTGCGAAGGCGGCCCGGGCGAGCCCGCGCACAGCAACCAGAGCCGACACGGGAAGGGCGGGGCGCTTAAGGCCCATGACTGCTTCTTCGCCAGCGGCTGCCGCAGCTGTCACCGCGAGCTGGACCAGGGCCGCCGCTTCACCCGCGAGGAGAAGGCCGACATCTGGCAGCGCGCCCACGAGCGCACGATGCTGCAGCTCTGGCAGCTGGGTCTGATCCGGGTGGCGGCATGAAGCACTACGCGCTCGGCCGCCTGAAGCCCGGCCAGATGAACAAGACGGAGGCCGCCTACGACGCCTACCTCGCGCTGCTGCAGGCCGCCGGCGAGATTCAATGGCGCCGGTTCGAAGGAATCAAGCTGCGCCTGGCCGACCACACGTTCCTGACCGTCGACTTCGCGGTGATGCGCGCAGATGGCCAGCTGGAGATGCACGACTGCAAGGGCGCCAAGGTCATCTACTCCGACGACGCCAAGGTGAAGATGAAGGTCGCCGCCGAGATGTACCCCTTCTTGTTCCGGGTCGCCTTCCCGATAGCCAAGCGCGACGGCGGCGGCTGGCTGGTGGAGGAGGTATGAGCCCGACACAGAGCATCCGGCTACAGCAGCGGCTTCGTCGGGAGGCGATCGCTGCGGCCTTGCTGGAAGGCCAGCGAACGTATCAGCAGATAGGGGCCGAGTTTGGCGGGATATGCCGGGAGCGGGTCCGCCAGATCGCCAGACAGTACGGGATAACCAGAAAGGGGAAGGCCCATGCAAGTTGACACCATGCGTCCAAAGGTCCAGCGCTGGATGGAGCACTGGGGCCAAGAGTTTGCGCTGCACCGGGACTGCGAGTACCTGGGTCACCAGTCCAAGAACCTGCTGGCGGTTCTGATCGAGCACCAGGGCGAGATGCCCGGCCGCGTCCAGGGCTTCAAGCCAATGGAGACCGACGCACTGGCCCAGCAGGTTGAGGATGTGGTTGCGGAGATCGGCCGGCATGCCCCGGTCATGTCGTTCGCCCTGCGCGGCATGTATTGCGGCATGGGCCGGCGGTATCACGAGAGGTTCGAGACATCCAATCTGCTGATCTCAAACGCCGGCCACAAGGTGCTGACGGTCAGGCAATACCGCGACCTGACTGACCGCGGGTTTGAGCGGGTTTACGGGATGCTGATCGGATATGCGCGAGCCGCTTGACGCTGCCGCAGCGGGGTGGTAATTTTCAGCTACTTTGACATAGAAGCCTCCGGACCCCGGGGGCTTTTTCTTTTGGAGCGTCTAATGGCCGCAATCGCCGCTGCGTCCGTTGTGGCGGCCGGCGCCGCATACGCTGCGAATGGTCAGCAACGTGGGATTTCCGAGAAGGAAACAGCCCGCGCTGAAACGAGGCTGCAGACCGGCGCTATGAACATCCGTTCCAGTGCCAAGTGCCCCGGCTGCGGTTCGCACGAGTACCGGGCCACCTTGGGTGGTCGCGTCTGCTCCTACTGCCGCATCCCGAAGTAACCCTTTTCTTTGCCCGCTTCCCCGACCAGATCAACTCTCGCGCCTAGCTGGCAGCGGGGCGGGCGCCTATTGGAGACACCATGGTGAGCACCGAGACTGTCGCGGCCGCCATGGGCGCTGGCAAGTACGCACTGGCGCTGGAAGAAGCCTGCATCCGCTTCGGCATCGTCACCCCACTGGAGAAAGCCCACTTCTTGGCCCAGGTCGCCCACGAGTCCGATGGATTCGCAACGGCGCGTGAATACGCCTCCGGCCGCGCATACGAGGGCCGAAAGGATCTCGGTAACGTGCAGGTTGGCGATGGAATCAGGTACAAGGGTAGAGGCCTGATCCAAGTCACCGGACGCGCGAATTACGCGGAGTATTCACGCTGGAAGTACGGCGACGACCGCGTTCTGCGCGCGCCGGAGATGCTGGAAGAGCTACCGGATGCGGTCGACGCCGCTGCGTGGTACTGGACTGTGGCGCGGCCGAAGATTCCTGCGTTGGCTCGCGCCGACGATCTGGTAGGAGTCACCAGGGCGATCAATGGCGGGCGAAACGGCTTGATCGATCGCGGTGAGCGGTTGGCCAAAGCAAAGAAGCTGTTCGGATTGTGATGGACGCTGATCCCACGACCGCGCCGTGGTGGCTTGCCGGCGGCGCCGCAGCCCTGTGGATCGCCCGCGAGTTCATCGGAGCCGTCCTGAGCCGCAAACAGGACAAGGCCGAGGCTGAGGGCAGCGTCGCCTTGCTTGCGGGCCTGACCGCGCGCGTCGAAGGCCTGGAGGCAAGCCAGCTCAAGCTGGGCCAGCAGCTCGCGGACGAGATGAAGCTGCGCATGGCGGCTCAGGAGGAGGCGCACCGGCTCCGGCTGCGTGTTCTGTCCCTTGAGGCATCCCTGCGTGGCCTTGGTGCTGTGATCCCGCCTGAGGTGGCTGCATGAGCGCCTCTCTCCATGCCCTCCCGGTTCCTGGCCTTCACGACATCCCGCAACTACTGCGGAACGTGGCGGATGCGATTGATTCCGGTGAGTACGCGCACACGGGCGAGGCCGTGATGCTGCTGCCAACGGCTGGTGGTGGTATGGAGATTTTCGGATGGGGCACGGCTGACGCCACTTCCACCTATTACATCCTTGGCCGCGCTCAGCGGAAGATGGAGAGGCTCGACCTGCTATGAGCATCCTGTCCCGAGCCCTGATCATGATCGTTCTGGCCCTGAGCCTGATCGCCATCTGGCAGCGCGGCTCTGTGGCCAACGCAAAGAGAGAGCGGGACAGTGCGGTCGTGGCCAAGGAGTCGGCCGAGATCGAACGAGACAACGCCAAGGCCATCACGGCCATTGAGCGCCAGAGGGTGGCACGGGCCGAACAGGTCGCCACCCAATACGAACAGGAGAGGCAAGATGCGGAGCGCAAAGGGTCTGCTGTGGCCGCTGGGCTGCGCAATGGCAATCTCCAGCTGCAGCAGCGTTGGCAAGGTTGTGAGGCCGCCCGAGTGTCCGATCTTGGCGCCGGTATCGCCCAGCCTGATGCTGCAGCCAACGACCGAAGCGACAGTGCGGGGCGAATTGTTCGCGCCGCCGCCCAGTGTGACGCCCAAGTCCGCGGCCTCCAGGCTCAAGTGAGGGCTGACCGTGAGTGACATGGGGCGCGCTACCCGGAACATCGTCTCGGGCTACCAGCGCGACCGCATTTTCCGGGCAAGCCTGTTCGCCAATGAGTCACGCCAGCTGGTGACCGACTTCGGCGGGGTGATCCCCAAGGAGCGAACAATCACCAAGGCTGTGTGGCAAACGCTGGACATCACCTATGTCGCCATGTCGGCCCCGGCCATCGATGGGCGGTCGGTGCAGGTGAGGGTCAAGGCCCAGTGGTCTGGCCGCTCGAGGATCCGGGTGGATGTGACGCTGGACAACGGTGACGTCTATTCGGCCTGGCAGATCGTCCGGGTCATGGCTGCGCCGTACTTCAACAACTCGGGTTGGTCCAATGGGCCGCAGCGCCTGGAAGTGAGTGCGTGATGGCCATCGGGCGCCCCACTGACTACAACGAGCAGGTTGCGGACCTGATCTGCGAGAGGCTGGCCGATGGCGAGTCCCTGCGGTCGATCTGCGCTGATGAGGCAATGCCCAGCAAGGCAACTGTGTTCCGCTGGTTGGGCAAGCACAAAGATTTCCAAGACCAATACGCACGCGCACGCGAGGAGCAGGCAGAGTCGTTCGCCGATGAAATGGTGGCGATCTCCGACGAACGCGAGACGAAAATCGTAATGGCTGGTGAGGATGAAGCGGTGGTGGTGTTCGATGCCACAGCTGTCGCCCGCAACCGCCTACGCATTGACGCCAGGAAGTGGGTGGCCTCCAAGCTGAAGCCCAAGAAGTACGGCGATCGCTTGGACAGCACCGTGACCAACGTCACCTTGACCCACGAGCAGTGGCTGGCCTCGCTTGAAGACTGAGGAGCTGGCCACCCGCAAACGGCTGCGGGATGACTTGGAGTTCTACTCCAAGAACTGCATGTTGATCCGCAGCAAGTCCGGCAGCGTCCAGGCGCTGAGGTTCAACCGGGCGCAGCAGTACATCCATGAGCGGCTGGAGGACCAGAAGCGCAGGACCGGCAAGGTTCGCGCCCTGATCCTCAAGGGCCGACAGCAGGGCTGCTCGACCTACGTTTCGGCGCGGTACTACCACGCTTCGTCGTGGCGCAAGGGTGTTCGCACCTTCATCCTGACCCACGAGGATGCTGCAACGCAAAACCTGTTCGAGATGGTGAACAGGTATCACGAGAATTGCCCGGATTTCGTCAGGCCCAGCACGGGCGCGGCGAACGCCAAGGAGTTGCTGTTCGATATTTTGGACAGCGGCTACAAGGTCGGCACGGCAGGAACCAAGGGGGTAGGTCGGTCCAGTACCGTCCAGTTGTTCCACGGCTCCGAGGTTGCCTTCTGGAAGAACGCTGAGACTCACGCGGCCGGCGTATTGCAGGCCGTTCCGAACGAGGACGGGACCGAGGTCATCCTTGAGTCCACGGCGAACGGAATCGGCAACTTCTACCACCAGAACTGGCTGGCGGCAGAGCGGGGTGAAGGCGACTTCATCGCGATCTTCGTGCCGTGGTTCTGGCAGGAGGAGTATCGCCGCGACGTGCCGGCCGGCTTCGACCTGACCGAGGAAGAGCGTACCTACGCTGAGCTGTATGGCCTGGATAACGGGCAGATGGCTTGGCGGCGCAACAAGATCAGCGAGCTGAAAGACCCCGCGCTGTTCAAGCAGGAATACCCGGCCACCGCGGCCGAGGCGTTCCAGATGTCGGGCCACGACAGCTTCATCAAGCCGGAGCTGGTTGCCCAGGCACGCAAGAACGTGCGGGAAGAATCCGGCCCCTTGGTCATGGGCTTTGACCCAGCTCGCTTCGGCGATGACGGCTCGGCCCTGGCACGGCGCCGCGGTCGCAAGGTCATCAAGGTGGAGCGGCGCAACAAGCTGACCACCATGGAGGGCGCTGGCTGGATCAAGCAGGTAATCGACGCCGAGAGTCCGGCCCGCGTCTTCATCGACGTCGGCGGCCTGGGCGTTGGCATCTACGATCGTCTGGTTGAGATGGGCTACGACGAGATCGTCAAGCCGGTCAACTTCGGCAGCGCTCCATTGGAGCCGCCAAAGATCGGCGAGGACGGCAAGGAGATCGGTGGCGGACCGGTAAACCGTCGCGCTGAGATCTGGATGGCGTCCCGCGACTGGCTGGCCCAAGAGGGCGGCGCGGACATCCCAGACGTGGACTCGCTCCAGGGCGACGCCTGCGGCCCGGGCTACAAATACGACAGCAACTCCCGCGTCCTGCTGGAAAGCAAGGAGGCGATGCGTGCCCGCGGTGTGCCAAGTCCTGACGAATGGGACTCGGTGGCGCTGACTTTTGCAGAACCGGTCCCCGTATCGGCGCCGAAGGCAATCAACTTCAGGAGCGGATGGTAAATGCAGGCCGAAGACGACTTGAAAGCTCCGAAGACCGAGGAGGACAAGTACAAGCAGATGCGTGCGCGCTTTGCTGACTGCGAATCGGCCGAGTCCACCCTGCGCAATCGGGCTTTGGACGACTTCCGCTTCATCTGGATCGCCGGCAGCCAGTGGGACAGCAACTTCGGCCGACTGCGGGGCAATCGCCCCAAGTACGAGTTCAACAAGCTGCGGCAGTCGGTGAAGCAGGTCATCAACGACATGCGCATGAACACCCCGTCGATCAAGATCCGCGCCAGTGAGGACGGAGACGTCAAGCTGGCGGAGATCCGGCAGGGCCTGATTCGCAACATCGAGGCTCAGTCTCGGGCTGATGAGGCTTACGACTGGGGCGGCATGTACGCGGTCAGCTGTGGGTTCGGCGTGTGGCGCGTCAAGACGGGCTACACGCACGACGACACGTTCGACCAGGAGATCATCATCGAGCGGGTGCACAACCCGTTCGCGGTGCGCTTCGACCCTTCCGCCACCAAACTTGATCGATCGGACGCCAAGTTCGCCTTCGTTGAGGATTCGCTGCCGCGTGCCGAATTCCATGCTCGCTGGCCCAAGGCTGAGATCGTCTCGTTCGACTCGACCATGACCAGCGACTGCCGGGATTGGTATCGCGACAAGGAGGTCCGCTTCGCCGAGTACTGGCAGAAGGTCCCGGTCTCCAAGGAGATCCTCCTGCTGTCTGATGGCCGGGTAGTTGACGCCGAAGGCTTCGATGAAGAGGCCGCGGCCACCCCGGCAATGGATGAGCTGGGCCAGCCGATGGGTGAGCCGGTAACTGTGAAGGACCGCCGGACTCGAGATACGCACAAGATCACGATGGAGATCGTGAGTGGCGAGGAAACGCTTGAGGGCCCGTTTGACTGGCCGGGCAAGTACATCCCGCTGGTGCCTGTGTGGGGCGATATTGTCCACATCGATGGCAAAGACGAGTGGTATGGCATGGCTCGCATGTCTCGCGATGCCCAGGTGCTCTACAACTTCGAGCGCTCGAACTTCGCTGAGGTCATCGCGAACCAGCCCAAGTCGCCGTACATGTACACGCCGAAGCAGATTGCTGGCTTCGAACGTGAGTGGCGCGATTTGGCGGTGGATAACGCCCCGGGCCTGCCCTACAACGTGGATCCAGCCGCGCCAGGCTTGAAGCCTCAGCGTGAAGCGCCACCGCAGATGTCGCCCGGCTACATGGCGGCCCTGCAGCTGTCGTCCGAAGATCTGAAGGCCACCACCGGGATCTATGACGCCAGCCTCGGTAGCCGCAGCAACGAGACGAGCGGACGCGCCATCATGGCCCGTCAGCGCGAGGGCGATGTCGCCAACTACGACTATCAGGACAACGTAAGCCGGGCGATCCTTTACACTGGGATCATCGTCAATGACCTGATCCCGCACATCTACGACAGTGAGCGGCAGATCCGCATCCTTGGCGAGGATGGTGCCGAAGAGTTCCTTGCGATCAACAAGCCGGTGTGGAGCGAGGAGAGTCAGGAGTGGATCACGGTCAACGACCTGCGCCAGGGCAAGTACGACGTGACCATCACCACCGGCCCCAGCTACACGACACAGCGCATGGAGACGCTGGATGCAATGATGCAGCTGGCGCAGGGCAATGGGCCTGACGCGATGCTGGCGCGCTACGGCGCGCTCAAGGCGATGGATACCCCGGGCATGGAGGAGGTGCTTGACGCATACCGCAGCCTTCTGGTGAAGCAGGGCCTGTTGCCGCCTGGCGAGAACGACCAGCCGCCCGAGCCGCCTCAGCCGAACCCCAAGGATGTCGCTGACGCCGAGAAGGGCGCGGCCCAGGCGGCGCTATATGGCGCCCAGGCGCAGGGCCAACAGCTCGAGAACATTGGGATGGAGCAGCAACTCCACGCCCAGCAGATGGTCATGGGGATGCCTCCACCCCTTCAAGTTCAATTCGCCCCCGAACAGCCGCCGCAAGGCGGTTTTTTTATGGGCGCTGATCCGGGCATGAGTGCCCCCGCACCGGCCGGCCAGCCGGGCTACCCGATCTGAGATCGCATCCATGAACGAACGCCTGAAAGCAGCCATCGAAGCCGTCGAGGCATCCAACCCGACCCCGACCGCGGAACAGCCGCCCAAGGGTGATGACGCAGCAAACGAAACACCTGCACAAGAGCAGGGCAATGACGCCGCTACCGGCGAGGAAGGCCATGCGGCCGACCAGTCGGATGACTCCGGAGATTCGGCAGCTTCGGACGGGGAAGGTGCACCCGCTCAACGCCAGAACAAGGGCGTTGGGAAGCGCATCAACGAGCTGACCAGGGAGAAGTACGAGGCCATTCGTCGGGCTGAGGCAGCGGAGCAGCGGGCAAAGGAGCTGGAGGAGAAAGGCCAGCCCAATGCCGGCAACCGCGGCGCGAAGACCGACGCACAAGAAGGCAAGCCGACTCTCGCAGACCACGATTTCGATCAGGAAGCCTACATGGACGCCCTCGCCGATTGGCGGGTGAACCAGAGGCTGGCTGAGCGGGACTCGAAGGAGCAGAGCCGGCAGAAGCAGAGTCAGGAGCAGGAGCAAATCCAGCAGTTCCACGGGCGCCTGTCTGAGTTCCAGGCAGCGAACCCCGGGAAGTGGGAGGCCGCCACACAGGCGCCCATCAACTTCACGCCTCCAATGCTGGAAGTGATCGCTACCAGCGACGTGGGCCCGCATATCGCGGTCTACCTCGCCGAGAACCTCGACCGAGCTGACGAAATATCGCGCATGGCGCCATTCGCCGCTGCCGCAGCACTGGGCCGGCTGGAAGCGTCTATGGGTGCTGCAAAGCCTGCGGCTACTCCCCCGAAGCCCACATCCGTCACGAAAGCACCGCCCCCGCCTTCGACCGTAGGCGGCGGATCCACCGTGCGCAAAGACCTTGCGTCCATGGACGTCGCCGATCACCTCGAAGCCGTGCGGGCCAAACGAAACCGATAACCGGAGAAACCCACAATGGCTGGCAATCAGCTTCTCACCAGTTCCATCATCGTCAAGCGCGCCCTCGCAGTCCTGTCTGAAAAGATCCAGGTGCTGAAGATGGTCAACCGTCAGTACGACACCCCGTTCGGCTACAAGGGCGGCGCCAAGGTCGGCGACCAAGTGTCCGTCCGCGTCCCGCAGCGTGGCGTGGTCCGCAAGGGCCGCATCATGGACCTGCAGCCGCAGATCGATAAGACGATCCCGGTCAAGGTCGACCAGTACTACGGCATGGACACCGGCGCGACCTCCGCCGAAATGGCCCTGCAGATCGATGACTTCCAGGAACAGTTCATCGATCCGAAGATCGGAGATCTGCTGGCCAACGTCGAAGCGGACTTCATCAACAAGGTGACGCCGCTGGTCCCGGGTGCAGTGGGCGACTACGGCGCGTTCGATGATGCCCGCACCGCGCTGGCGGCCAAGGCCTATCTGGACAGCCAGCTGGCCCCGTCCAACGACCGCAACCTGCTGATCAACACCTACTCGCAGATCGACATCGTGGACAGCCTGAAGGGGCTGTACAACGCTCAGGAGAAGGTCGGTCGCCAGTACCGTGAAGGCGAGATGGCGAGCAACACCCTGGGCTTCGACTGGTATTCGTCCAACCTGACCGCGACAACCACGCGTGGCAGCGGTGCGGGCTACCTGGTCAACGGCGCCGGGCAGTCGGGTTCCACCTTGGTGGTTGACACCGGCACGGGCGTCGTCAATCCGGGTGACACCTTCACCATCGCGGGCGTGTTCGACGTGCACCCGCAGACCAAGAAGGTGCTGGCGGGCCAGCTCAAGAAGTTCACCGTGACCGTGGCTTCGGCCTCTGGCGCCACCGCGCTGCAGATCACCCCGGAGATCGTCGTGGCCGGCTCAGAGCAGAACGTTTCCAACGCTCCGGCCGACAACGCGGCCCTGACGATCGGTGGCGTGGCTGGCACCAACTACGTGCAGAACCTGGCCTTCTCGAAGGACGCGTTCTACTTCGTGACCGCCGACCTGCCGACCCCGCCGGCCAACCACGGCGTCGACTCGGCCCAGGCCACCCACCAGGGCATCACCCTGCGCTTCACTCAGGGCTTCGACATCGTCAACGACATGTACCTGTCCCGCTTCGATCTGGTGTGGGGTGGCGGCATCCTGCGCCCCGAGCTGGCAGTCCGCATTCCCGCCACCGTCAGCGGCATCTAAGGAGAAATCGAAATGGCACAGCTCGCAATCGAAAACCAGAACAGCCTGTACGCCGCGGCGCCGGGTACGTCCGATGGCGCCGTTCTCGGCAAGGACAACACCGAGAAGGTCGGGTTCTTCGGCACCGCGCCGATCAACCAGCCCACCATCACCGTCGCCAACTCCGGCGCAGGCACTGCTGGTGCAGTGCTGGTCGCGCTGGGGCTCGCCCGCCAGATCCCGTAAGGAGGGACCAGCATGGCTACCGAAAAGAAGCACGCCCTGTACCTCATCAATGCCGACGAAGACCGCATTGAGCTGGTTCACGCTGACGATGTGGAGACCCGTAAGGCCGATGGCTGGAAGGAACCGGAGGGCATGAAGGCGAACGGCGAGAAATGGAATGCCGGTCGTGATCTGCCCGGCCAGGACATCGCAGCGGACATCGCAAAGCAGACCGCCGAGGCGGACGCCAAGGAGCAGGCGAAAGAGCAGAAGGAAGCAAAGGCCGCTGAACCGGCGAAGGTGGATCCGCCGAAGTCCGCCGGCAAGAAGTAAGCCCGCAGTCCCGTCAGTGAAAAGGGGCGTCCGTAATGGGCGCCCCTTCCTTTTTGGAGTCCCCGATGACTACCGCAGCAAATATCGTGTCACGGGCGCTCCGGCTGCTGCGTGTGCTGGATCCGAACGAGGCCCCTGAGGCTGAAGACTTCGAGACGGCGCGCGTTGCACTGAATTCAATGGTCCGGCGCTGGGAGGCCAATGGCCTGGCGCTGGGCTGGCAGGACATCGAGAACCCCTCCGATGAGATGCCGATCCCGGCAGAGGCTGAGCAAGCCGTAGCGTTCAATCTGGCGCTGATTCTGCGGGCTGAATACGGCGTATCTCTGGATCCGGACACCGTCCAGTTCGCTCAAGAGGGTCTATCGGATTTGCGCCGGGACGTCTTGGTCGCCAATCCGTTGGTACTTCGCCAGCGGTTGCCTCGCTGCAGCCGATTCAACATCTACACCGATAGCTACGACGGGGACGAGGGCTGCTGATGCGCGCCAACCCCGTAGATCTGATCGGCGGTTTCTACGCCGACGACTCGCTGCCCTGGGCAGATCAAGACACGCTGAACTGGCTGCCTGTGCGTGCCGAGGTTGAGGGGACGCTCACGCCGGTCAGGTTCGCTACACCGCCGGGCCTGAAGCCTTATCAGCAGATTGGTTCTGGGCCGATCCGCGGCATGCACGATCTTGAGGGAGAGCGCTTCGTCGTTTCGGGGCGGATGCTCTATCGGATCAACGGGGATGGCATTGGCATCCCGGTCGGGGCAATCCCTGGCGTTGGCCGGGTGAGCATGACCCACAATCAGTTCAAGACCGGCTACCAGTTGCTGGTGGAAAACGGGCAGGGCGGCGGCGGGTACGTCTACGACTCCAACACCAAGGGATTTTCTCGCATCACGGATGAGGGCTATCCGGGGTCGATCTCTTCGGACTACCTTGATTCCTACCTGCTGGGTGTAGAGCCGCAGGGCCGGTACTGGTTCCACAGTAATCTGGCTGACGCCACCGACTACAACACGCTGGACCGCTACGAGTCCGAAGCATCCCCGGACAAGATCGTCGGCCTGGCCGTGAGTCAGCTTGAGGTGGTGGTGTTCAACCAGCGCACCATAGAATTCTTCTACAACGCGGGCGGGGCGACTGGCACCTTCCAGAACCGTCGCCAGTCCATTACCCGTGGCTGCGCATCGCGCCACACGATCGCCAAGCTGGACAACACCCTGTTCTGGCTGGGCGACGACGGGATTGTCTACCGCCTGGAGGGCTATTCGGCGCGTCCGATCTCCACCGGCCCGATGCACCGCGCTTTCGCTGGCAAGAACTGGGCAGAGGCTTTCGCCTATGTCTGGGAGGATCGCGGCTTCAAGGTCTACTACCTTACCTTCCCCGATGGCCGCACATGGGGGTACGACGTTGTTTCCGGCCTGTGGACGCGCCGAGGTTCTTACGGGCTGGACCGGTGGCGCCTGACGCACACGGTGAAGTGGGGCAATCAGTGGTTTGGGGGCGACTTCCAGTCAGGGCGCGTGTGGGAGCTGAACTGGGATTACTACTTGGAAGGTGATCAGGAGTTCATTTCCGAGCGCACCTCGCCTTGCATGCACGACAACCAGAGCAATCTGGGCATCCCGTTCGCTGAGCTGGTGTTCGATACGGGCAGCGGTCCGATGACTGATGCGATCGCCTTCCCCAGTCAGCCGTCTACGCCCACGGTCACTGGCGCAGCGCCTGACGGTTTCCTCGGATACCCCTACACCTACACCTACGCTGCGACGGGCGGAACTGGCGCCCTGACCTACTCGGTTCGGTCGTATGACGGCGCCCCGCTTGTCGGCGTGACCATCAACCCCACCACTGGCGAGGCGACATTCAGCGCATCAGCCGCAGGCCTGCAGCGCGTTTACGTTCGAGCAACCGACACCCTGGGTATCTGGGGCGAGCTGCTCGATAGCATCCAGATCGAAGACCGTTTGCCTTTCCTTGACTTCGTTGTGGCAGCGCTCGGCCCGGATATCATCGCAAAGCGGTATGGGGCGGTGGGCAAAACAATATCGACTGTCGCATCTGCGGTGTTGGCCCTTGGCCAAAGTCGATGGGCTGCAGTGAGTGGTGAAATATACTTTGCAGCCACCACAACCACCCCCTATCTCTTCAGTTGGAAGAGGGCCGGCTCCGTGATGACGCCGCTATCTGCCCCCGCCTCTCCACCGTCTGGACAGGCACAGACTCTGGCAGTCTTCGGTGATGTGGTCTTTGTTGGACATGCAACCTCTCCTTACATATCGGCATACCGATTCAACCAAGCAACTGGGCTTGTGAGTAAGTTTGCTGCTCCCGCGTCGCCTCCTGGGGGCACCGTGATGGGCATTGCTGTGCATCCAAGCGGGGCCTATGTTTCTGTGGCAGGCAATGGTTCTCCCGGGGTCGCTACATATAGGTGGGATCCCACTACAGGGTTCGGGGAAAAGCTGGCGGCCCCCAGCCCGATCTCCACGTCTGCTACTGGCGTCGCATTTAACGAGTCCGGAACTCACGTTGCCGTGTCTAGCATCGGAGCGCCGGTCGTTCGAATCTATCGTTGGTCGGATGGATATGGTGCTGTTACCGGGTCGTTGAGTGACCCGATATTTGGATCGCGAAGTGTTGCCATATCGGACAAGGCTGGCTTGGTTGTGTGCGGCTCAGAGGGTGGCGGCGCAAGTGCACTGATCTACCGGTGGGATGCGACAAGTGGCGTCGGTGTACGAATTCCGCAGCCGAGCGACTTTGTGAGCGTTTCTCGATCGGTAGCAATTTCCCCGGATGGCAAGGCTGTGGCCTTTACCTCTAGCGGGAATGATGGGATGGGCATCTGCGAGTGGCACAAGGAAAGCGGTGTTCTTTCTCCGCCCACCAAATCTGGCGCAAACGCGAATGCCAGCGTTCAATTCAAGGTGTGACCATGACTGACGCCGACCACTGGGTAGATGTTTCCTACAGCAAGGACGGCGGCCGCAACTGGTCGAACAAGAAGCGCCGTTCCATCGGGAAGATCGGCCAGTACCAGCAGCGCGTGAAGTTGATGCGCATGGGGATCGGCCGTCAGTGGGTGTTCAAGATATCCGTCTCCTCGCCCCGCAAGCGCGACTTGCTCGGCGCGGTCGTAACCGTGGAAAGGACTGACGGCTGATGCTGATCATTGATGATTCTCCCCTGGACGCGCAGGCGCTCCGGGCGGCGGGGCTGTGCGCGCCGTACGTTGATTGGCCGGGCCATGATGGCGAGGTCTACAAGCGCGTGTGCCTGACCGAGATCCCCGGCCTGCAGGATGCGATCGAAGCTCAGATGGGCCCGGTCGAGATGCTTGGCATGGCCTACCGCCTCAACTTCAACCACGAGCTGCCCAATGCGGCCATCCATTCGGACATGGGCTGGGGCACGCACGCCGCGGTTCTGTATCTCAGCGAAGGCGAGGGCGGCACAGCCTTCTGGAGGCACAAGGCTACCGGCGCAGCCCGCATCGAGCCGGGCGACATGGGCCTCTTTGAACAGGTCTGCCACGACTGGGACGACGCCAGCAAGTGGGACCAGGTCGGCCTGGCTGAGATGAAGCTCGGCCGGCTGCTGATCTACGAATCCGCACTGTTCCACAGCCGCTGGCCGTTTGAGGCCTTCGGCACCGATCACGACTCCGGGCGGCTTGTGGCCGTCGCATTTTTTTCCCCGAGGGGCTGATGACCACCATCCGCAAAGGAACTCTGGCCGACGTGCCGGAGATCGTCCGCATGTCCGCAGCTTTCTACCCGACCACGCATTACGCCCAGTGGTGCGACATGGACGAGGAGACGGTGGCTGATCTGGCGTCCAGCCTGATCGAGAACCACATCTTCTTCGTGGCCGAGGACGGCGACCGTCTGGTCGGCATGGTCGGCCTATTCATCATCCCCTTCATGTTCAACCGGCACGCCACGTCCGCTGGCGAGGTCGTGTGGTGGGTTGACCCCGAGGCCCGCGGCTCTCGCGTTGCCGCCTCGCTGCTCCAGGCAGTCGAAGGCGCTTGCCGCGATGCCGGCGCCGATCGCATCCAGATGGTGCACATGCCCAACAGCCCGCCGCAGGCCGCAGCCCTGTACGAGAAGTTGGGCTACTCCCGATCCGAAATCAGCTACACCAAGGACATCTGACCATGGCCGCAATCACCGCAGCAGCAGTCGTTGCCGCAGGCAGCGCATACGCCGCCAACCGCCAGGGCGCGGCGCAGAAGAAGGCTGGCCGGGCGCAGGCCAGTGCGGCCCAGCAGACGCTGGATCAGCAGCAGTCGCTGTACAACAACGCCGTCGAGGGCGCGCAGCCCTATGCACAGGCCGGCACCAACGCGCTCGGCCAGCTGGAGGCGGTGAACCGCGGCGACTACTCGGGCTTCGAGAACGCCCCTGACTACCTCTTTGCGCGCGACCAGGGCATCCAAGGCCTCGATCGCGGCGCGGCAGCTCGAGGCGGCCTGTACTCTGGCGGCGCTGATGCCGATCGCATGGCCTTCGCCTCCGGCCTGGCCAGTCAGAACCTCGGCCAGTACACCAATCGCCTGATGGGCCTGACGCAGCTCGGTTCCAACACCCAGCAGTACCTCGGCCAATTGGGCCAGAACTACGGCAATCAGTACGCCAACGCCATGGGCATCAAGGGCCAGGCGAACGGCATGGTGGCGAGCGCTGGCGCAGCAGCCCAGGCGGGCTACGGCAACGCTCTGGCATCCGGTGCCGGCGCATACCTGGGCGCAGGTGGCGGTGGAGGTGGGCTTGGCGGACTGATGGGCGGCTCGGGTGGATCCAGTGGGAACGCTCTTGGCGGCCTACAGGGCTTCGGCAACAACATGGACGGCCTGATGGGCCAAGCCGGCGCTGGCCGCCGATCCAGTTTCGACTTCAAGGGGTGGGTCTAAGCCATGGCTGATTTCCAGCAGAACTTCATGAACAGCTTGGCCGGCGGATTCCAGTTCGGCCAACAGGTCCGCGGTGTGCAGGACCGCAACAAGATCAACCAGCTTGCGTCGCTTGCCTATCAGGCTCCGGCCGATCAGCGCCAGGAGATTCTGGGGCAGGCCGCCGCGGTAGACGCGGGCCAGGCCGGCGCGCTTGATCGGCAGCTCGGCAACAGTGACGAACAGCGCAACAAGACGATGGCCAACATGGCGCAGCTGCTCGTGAACGCTCCGGAGCAGGCCCGCGCCGGCCTGTACCAGCAGATGGTTCCGACGCTGTCTCGCTACGGCCTGCAGGACCTCCCGCAGCAGTACGACGCACAGACCGCCCCGATCATTGATCAGGCGGCACGGTCGATCTACCAGGCGTACAGCGGCGGCAACGGCGCATCGGGCGTCCAGTCCACCTACGTGGACAACAACGGGCAGCGCGTGGCGATCATGCGCGATGGCTCGACGCAGATCCTGGGCGGTAACGACGTCGGGGCAAACCAGCAATCCATGACGATCGACGTGAACGGCACCCCGACGCAGGTAACTTTCGACCGACGCACTGGCCGGTACACCAATGCCGCTCTCGGAGCGCCCGCCCAGCAGACACCCCAGCAGGCTCCGCAGGGCGGCTATCAACAGATCAACGGCCAGCAGACCTATATCGATCCGAGCCTCCCGCCGGAGGTTCAGCAGCAGATCCGCCAGTCGCTTTCATCCGACCAGGAGCTGCCGACACAGATGGCGTTTTCCGGTCAGCCGCTGGTCGGTCGCCGCGCCGAGGATCAAGCCGCCGCAGTGGAGTCCGCCAAGCTCGGCGTCCAGCAACAGTTCTTGCCGCAAGAGCTGGGCATGCGCACGCAGGCCGCCATCCAGCAGGCCGGCGGCACCGCGCAGGCGAAGGGGGAGGCTGAGGCCCGGCTTGATGCGGTCCAGAATCTGCCGCGCGTCATGCAGGAGTCTTCCAACGCCGTCAACCTGATCGATCAGGCGCTTCGCCATCCCGGGCTCGCGACCGCTGTCGGAGCATCCGGACGGGCCGATCCTCGCAACTACCTGCCCGGCACGGATGCAACGGATTTCAGAGTTTTGCTCGACCAGATCAAGGGCGGCACGTTCCTGCAGGCGTTCCAGAGCCTGAAGGGAGGCGGTGCCATCACTGAGGTCGAAGGCACCAAGGCGGAGCAGGCGATCGCACGCCTCAATCGTGACCAGAGTGAACAGGCTTTCCGAGAGTCATTGCAGGATCTTCGCGAAGTTGCACAGGCCGCCATTACGCGTGCCCAGACCAAGGCGCAGGCAGCGGGTGGCGGAGCGCAGGGCCAGACTCAGCGCACCGTATTGCGTACTGGCATGTCCAACGGACGCCGCGTCGTCCAGTACAGCGACGGGACCATCGACTATGGCAATTGATCCGTCCACCGTCGTGTGGGATGACGCCCCCGCGCAGCCGGTATCGCCGCCAGCCCAAGCGCAATCCATTGACCCAGCCACGGTCGTATGGGATGACGAAGGCCCCGGCGAGACGCTGAACATCGATATCGTAGGGGGCAGGCGCGAAAACGCGCCGCCGTCCGCGCCTGCTCAGGCAGGTCCGCAGACTGCGCCCGATGGCTGGGAGTACGGCGCGGGCCGCGACCTGGCCTTCGGCGCGCGATCCGTGATCCAAGGCGCGGGGGGGCTGCTGGGCGCAGTGGGCGGCGACGCCTTCAACAACTACGTGGCGAATCCAATCGCCCGCCAGTTTGGCCTGCAGGAGTCCGGCTCTTACCGCGACGAGGCAAAGGCTCTGGCGGACCGCATCGGCCTGCCTCAGGCTCAGACGGCTGGTGATCGGGTTCTCGGCGATGTCGGAGAGGCGGTGACTGGTACTGGTCTGACGATGGGCATTGGCGGAGGCGTCAATGCGCTGGCCAACCTGGGGCGCGGCGGCGCGGCGCCAGTGGCAAACCGGCTGGGCACTCTGCTGACTGCCCAGCCAGGGCTGCAAACGGTGTCGGCGGCCACCGGGGCGGGTGCATCGTCATCGACCCGCGAAGCAGGCGGCTCGGAGGGTGAGCAGCTGCTGGCAGGGCTGGCTGGTGGCCTTGGCCCGGGCGTGGCCGGTGCTGGCGGGGCTGCCGCGCTTCGTGGCGCAGTGCGCGGTCGATCCGGCGAACAGATGCGCAACCGCCTGGCTGACTTCGAGGCGCTCGGCACGACGCCATCTGTGGGGCAGGCATCGGGTAATCGACTGGTTCAGGGCGTGGAGAATGTATTGGCTGGCGGGCCGACCAGCGCCGGGGTGATGACCCGGTTCGCCGAGCGGCAGGCTGACGACATTGGGGAAGGCCTGCAGAACATGGCCGGGGGCATCAGTCGCAATCCCAGTGCCGAGCGGGCAGGGCGCGCCATTGAGCGCGGCGTGGACACCTTCAACAACAACGTCGGTGCAACGCGCCGCGCGCTGTACTGGCAGGCCGACCAGTTCATTCCTGACGCCACGCAGACCCCGATGCAGAACACCCTGCGCACCGCCGTGGCGCTGACCACACCCGACCCGCAGGCAGCGGCAACCACCGGCGGCCTGATCCAGCCCGGCATCGCTGCGCTGCGTCAGAACCTTGAGGCTGATCTGGCAGCAAATGGCGGCCAGTTGACCTACGGCGCACTGCGGCGCATCCGGTCGGAGATCGGCGAGCAGATCGGCAACGCGTCGCCGCTGAACCCGCCGGCCGACATCCGGGAGCTGAACCGCCTGTACGGTGCTCTTTCCGAGGACATGCGCGAGGCTGCGCGCAGCCAGGGGCCGCAGGCCGTGGCCGCGGCGAATCGCGCCAACAACTACACCCGTGTCTCTGCTGAGCGCCTTGATGCTATGCGGAGGGTGGTGGAGAAGGTAGGCGGTCCGGAGAAGGTCTACAGCGCTGTCATGTCCGGAACGCGCGACGGCGGCACCACGCTTCGTTCTGTCATGCAGTCACTGCCGCCGGACGGCCAGCGCGCCGTAACCGCTGCGGTGATCCGCCGTATGGGGATGGCAAACCCAGGTATGCAGGACGCGGCGGGCGAGGCCTTCAGCGCGCAGACGTTCCTGCGGAAGTGGAACGATGTCAGCCCCGAGGCCAAGCGGGCTCTATTCGACCGCTTCGGCCAAGACTTCAGCCGCGATGTGGACCGGATCGCCAATGTGGCTCAGAACATCCGTGATGGCTCGCGCGTTTTCGCGAACCCGTCTGGCACCGCGAATCGCGCGGCGGCAATGACATACGGCGCGTCGCTGGTAGGCAGCCTTTTCACCGGCGGCACCGCTCCGCTGGTTGCGGGCGGGGTGGGCAGCAATTTGTTGGCTCGCACGATGGTGAGTCCAACAGCGGTGCGATGGCTTGCACGCGCCACGGCGTTGCCGCGCGGCTCTATCCCCGGCGCCCTCAATGCAATGCGCGTGGAGGCAGACAAGACGCAAGATCAGGACTTGGCAGAACTGGCGACTCTATTGGAAAACCGCGTAAAGGAAGAGGATGGCGCAACCAACAATCAGTAAAGGCAGGCCGATGAGAGCGGGCGAAACCCAAAAGTCGCTCCCGGACGACGCAACTTCTTTCTCGTGCTCCTTCTGCATCCAGCCCTTCGGCTGACCGCCCACGTTGGAAAGATCGAATTTCGGCTTGCTCACGGCGGAGCCTCTGGTCTTTAGATCGCCGAATCCTACCACCGCCGGACCACCGCCGCGTTATCCACAGCCCGCCCTGAGCGGGCTTTTTTATTGCCTGGAGCACCCATGAGCGGACGTTTCTACGACCCCAACCCCACGTATTTCGACCTGCTCAGCAACCATCCGGTTGCCGGCGGCTTCCTGGCGTTCTTCGAACAGGGCACCAGCACGCCGAAGATGACGTGGTCGGACCAGGCGCTGACGATCCCGAACACGAACCCGGTTCCGCTGGATTCGTCCGGGCGCGCCAACGTGAACATCTGGCTGAGCGGGGCTTACTCGGTGGTCCTGCGGGATTCGCTGGGTGCCGTGATCTGGACCTGCGACGTGAGCGACGGGGCAGCTGGCGGCCTGACCATCCCGACGCCGTTGCCCTCGGGCCAGTTCCTGACCAACGACGGCTCGATCCTGTCGTGGGCCTCAATCCTGCAGCCGCCTGACCCGACCGGATCGGACGGCTACTACCTGACGGCCAACGGCGGCACCTACGTCCTGACCGCGCCGCCGACCATCCCGACGCCCAACTACAGCTTCGGGGACAACTTCACCAAGATCGGGACCAATCTCGACCAGTGGGGCACCGGCTCTATCCCAGCCAGTGCGGCGCAGATCGCCACGGGCAGCATCACGTTCCCTGTCCCGTACCTCACGGTCCCGAACCTGCAGGTCACGATCAACAAGGGCTCTGGCGTCGTGTCGGCGGGCTACATCGGCGATATCGGTGTGTCCGCGGTCAGCACGACCGGCGCCACCATCGCCTGGGATTTGGGCATCGATGACACCCGGTCGCAGTACAACCTGACCAGCCCGATCCCGATCATGTGGCGTGCGGTGGGCAAGGTCGCCGCCTGATGGCATCCCCGGCTGACGTACCGCGCATCGCGGAGCCAATCGCAGGGAATGGTGGGCATGTCACCCGGGCATGGCTGGACTTCTTCCTCAAGCTGGCCTCGGCGCAGACTGAGCAGAATCTGGCGGAGCTGTACGCGCAGCTTGCTGCCCGCGTGGCAGAGCTGGAGGACGGCCAATCCCTGAGCTTCCAGTTGCTGGGGCAGGGGTCGATTGGCGTCCAGGGCATCCCGCAACCCGGCGGCGCGGTGATCATCACCCTGCAGAACGACGACGACGCGCCCGGCAACACGATGTTCTACGGCACTGGGCCGACGGGCGCGAAGGGCTGGTTCTCCGTATCCAGCGCGATCGCTGGCACCGCGGACCAGATCGTCAAGACGACCGGCCCGGACGGTGTCGTTACGCTGGGTCTTGCCGACCTTGCGGACAGCGGCGCCGGCACGCTGCTGGCGATCACCCGCGACGCGAAGGGCCGGGTGTCTGGCACGCGAGCTGCGACGATCACCGGCACGACTGACCAGATCGACGTTGCGAACGGGACTGCCGCGGCTGGGCTGCCGACACTGAGCCTTGCACCCGCGGTTCTTACGTCACTGGGCAACGCCGACAGCGCCGTGCAGGAAGTCCGCCCTGGCACTGGCGTGACGGTGGACAACACTGACCCGCGCCGGCCGATCGTCAACGCGACGCCTTCGCCCAGTGGCGTTCCTGAGGCGCCGACTGACGGCTGGCCTTACGCGCGTGGCGCTGCGACGTGGCTGCCGCTGGACGGCCCGCTGAGCCCGTATGTGCTGCTCAAACTACCGGTGCTGACCGATCAGGCCGGGAACGTGCTGACCGACCAGCAGGGGCGGGTGCTGACGGCCAACGTGCCAGCTATCCCGTGGACGTGGATCACCGGGGCCCCGACCTACAGCTTCCCGCGGATGACGCTGGCTCAGGCCAATGCGCTGGCGCCGGTTGCTGACGGCCAGCCGGTGCTGATCACCGATCTGGCGGGTGGGCGCGAGCCGTGCTGGTACGACGCCACCGTGGCGAGCGGGACCAAGTTCCGCCGCTTTTCTGACCGGAGCATCGCGAACTGATGGCCCTCGATCCGTCCATTTCGATCATCCGTGGCCTGCAGGCATCTGTAGCGCTGGACGGGCTGAGCGTCTCCGTGTCTCCGGGCATGTGCTACGTGCCTGGCACTGGCCGCGTGCTGAGCGACGGCACGGCCTCCACCACGCTGAGCAGCCCAACGCCGAACACGTTCTACCACCTGTACGCCTACGACATGGGCGGCGGGATGATGGGGCTGGAGGCCTCCTCTGTGGCGCCTGCCGCCCCGTATCTGGGCACCGCCCGGTGCAAGACCGGCGATGCCACCCGCCGATATCTAATCAGCGGCCGCACCAATGCCAGCGGCGTCCTGCGCCCCGGCAAGCACACCCGCCCGTCTGAGATGGGAAATCGGGTGATGCTGGACGCTGCCACGGCCGCCGGCTCGGTTCCGATCACCCTGCTGTCCGGACTGGTGGCCACGACCCCGCAGACCATCGACCTGTCCGCCGTGCTGCCGGTGACTGCTGACCGAGCCATCGTGCAGGTCTTCAACCCGACCAACTTCAGCCTGTACGTCTCGCGGTCGGAAGTCGGCGCGCCCTCGGCCACGTCCTTCCAGTACGCCGCGATTCCCGGCTCCTGCCCAGTGCTCGACGTGACGCTCGACGCCAACCGCCAGTTCACGGTGCTGCTCAGCGCCTCGCTCCCCCTTATCGGCCCGATCCTCGGTCTTCTCACCGGATCGGCTTCGATCACGTTGGTCGGCTACGACTTCAATCGCTAGGAATTCCCCATGCCCAAGTACGCAGACCCCGCCGTATTCCCGGTAACCGCCCCGGCAGCGACCGACAACGTGATGACCCGCACTGCGGCTGGCACGGACGGCAACTTCGCCCTCGGCAACCTTGCCGGACTGGCCCCGCTGGCCGTCGCCGCCGACCAGTCCGCCTACTTCACCGGCACCGTCTGGGCGCCCTACACCGTCACCTCGGTGGGACGCACGCTGCTCGCGGCGACCACGCAGGCGGCGCAGAGGACGGCTATACAGGCTGTAGGACTGAGCGGTGACGAGGACATCGCTGGCATCAAGAATTTTACCCAGACCGCAACGTTCGCGAACTTCATCCGCTTGACCACCACCGGCAGGCGGATGGAGTGGGGTGACGGCACTAACACTTGGGGCGCTATGCGCGCCTCCAATACCAGCGTTTTCACAATTTCGGCGGGCCAGTCCGGTACTCCGGGGCAAATTTATCTGCGGCCAAACGGCGACACGGTGACCACTGCTCAGTCGATCATCGACACGGCGTCAATGCGCATCGGCACGATCCTCCGCCCCGTCACCGATAACTCCGTGTCGCTCGGAGAGGCGGCCGGTCGCTGGACCACTGTCTACGCGGTCAATGCGACGATCAACACCTCCGACGCCCGCCTCAAAACCGAGCCGCGCCAGCTGCGAGATGCCGAGTTCAAGGCTTTCTCGGCAATCTGTCGCCTACCATCCGTCTGGCGCTGGCTGCGCCGCGTTCATGGCGACGAGAATTGCGAGCCGGAAGGTCGGGCAGCCCGGAAGCACTTCGGACCCACCGTACAGGCCGCCATGGAGGTGTTCGCCGACCACGGTCTGGACGCCTTCGAGAACGCCCCATTCTGCTACGACGAGTGGAAGGCTGAACCTGAGGTCTGGGAAGAGTGGCCGGAAGAGGTGAACGATGTCGGAGAAGTTGTCCGCGAGGCCGGCCGGCAAATGGTCAGTCCCGCCCGCGAGTCCGGTAGCAGCTACAGCTTCCGCAAGGAGGAACTACTGTGCGGGATGGCCAGCGCTCTGGCGCGCGAGATTGACGAGAAGGACGCCGAAATCACAGATCTTCGGTCCATCCTGAGTGACCTCGTGGCCCGGGTGGCCGCCCTGGAAGCCGGTCGCACTCCCTGA